AAGTTTATTATTAAACTTTACGGTTATGATGCGTAGTAAATAATTATCTAGCCACGCCCCAATTTGGGGCGTGGTTACTTTTAAATTTATTTGTAAATTTTAATCGGGAGATATAATTTATGGGACTGAATAAATAATGAGCAGTATAGCAAATTCAACCGAAGTGAATTTAGCAGTGTATATGGAACGACTCGATGCTTATATTGAGAGTCAAAATACTTTAAATGCTACTTTATGCTCTAGTTTAGAAAGCGTTCATAATTCTCTTGATGATTTTAAGATGTGGAGAAGCAGAATATATGGCGGTAAAACAGTAGTTATAGCTTTAAGCGTATTAATACTCCACACATCCGCTGTAATGGGTGGTTTTATAACCCTAATTAATTTCATGGACAAATAGGAGTATTACATGGCTAATGAAAGACATACAGATTATAGAGAATGGGAAATAGACCCATCTACAAGACAATCTGTACATGCATACACAAAATATTATCCCTTTAGGGAAGCTACTTCCACTACAGCATCTACTATATTATCTGCTGCTCAAGGGGAAATAGCAACAAACTGGGTAACTAACCCAAGAGTTGAGACGGCACTTAGTTCTGCTGATGGGTTCACTGCTACGGGTAGCTCTATAACTAGGGACACAGGACAACAGTCCGTTGGTGCCGCTTCTTTACTAGCAAATCCTGACAACAGTGCGGCAGGTGAAGGTTGGTACTGGGAATCTCCCACAGTTCCTGTTAGTGTTAACCCCCAACATTTATCTGTAAATGTAGAACATCGTGGTGCTTCAGCTTCAGGTACTGTTAAATTAGAGATTCGAGATGCTGCTGGTACAAGTGTATTAGCAACATCAGGTTCTAGTAGCCTAGCAACTTCTTGGACTAGAATAACTGCTGCTTACACAATAGCAGGTAGTACCGCTGCCGCTAAATACAGATTATATTTAACTTCATATGCACAACATAACATCAATTTTTACGCTGATAAGATTATGTTTGAAGTAAGGGAAGATACCACAGCAGTTTCCACCTACTTAGATGGATCTACGGGGGTTAATTATGAATGGTCAGGAACTGCTAATGCTTCTACGTCAAGAAAAAGACCCGGCATAACAGTTATAAAAGGTATTAAGATAACTAACGAATCCTCTACAAGTGGAGACATACTTTATTTAGCTTTTGATCAAACAGCAACTTCATCAACTGGAGTACCGATATTACCATTAGTTGCTACTTCAAGCCAAGGCGTGTTTGAAACAAATTTCCCATTACATTTCACTAAGAAGGTTTCAATAATAGCGGCACAAAACACACCAACAGTTAGTGGTGTAATCTGGGGAAGTTAAAATGACTACAGAAACTATTCAAACAGCAGTTACGTCAATACCAAACCCATNAGATTGGGCTGGGTATTATATGCCTGATGATATTAATAATGACCAACCTGTTATATTTTTAGAGAAGGCTACGGATGGACGAACCACTTTAGATGACATTGAACCAGCTCTTANTGAATATAAAAAACTTTATAAAGCTGGGATAGCAAGTCCTGCTGAAGTGCTTACATTATCTAGGGCTTATCCAGATAATTCTACTTTCTCTAAAGCATTAACTAAAATGAAAATAGGTGATGACGATTCCTTGGTAGTTGGTGGTCCAGCTTCAATTGAGTTAGTTGACAGAGAAGGCCATTTCATAACTACAGATGCATTAGGGAAGGCATTTACAAAATATATGGATAATTTCCGTACAAGAAATGCTATGGTATTACACTCTGATGTACAGGTAGGTTGGGCTTTACCCGCATACATTTCAAAGGGCGGACAGATTTTTAAGAGTGGGGTAGATGATAAGGGTTTATTTTTTATTACTGAACTTAGGAATGATACTAAAATTGCTAAGAGGGTAATGGAACAGATTCATGAGGGTAAATTAAGAAGCTATAGTATTGCTGGGAGTGCAACTAAAACTCAAAACATACAAAAAGGATTACAAAATGTAATGCAAGTAGATGAATTGGAACTTGCTGAGGTAACTGTATGTGAAAAGGGAGTTAATCAAGGTGCTTCCTTTGAGATATTAAAAGCTGAGGATGCTGCAACTTCTTCTTGTATAGATGGTAGTTGTTTAGTATCTAAAGAAGAAACACATGAGAAAGGAGTTGAACTTATGTATAAATCAAATGGAGATATAGATTTCACAAAATCTTTTCTTAAGTTTATGAACAAAGGTATATTTGATGATTTAGGAGAAGATCCTTTCCCATCCCTAAAAAATGAAGAGGGTAGGAGACTTGTACATAGACAATTCCTAGCTGAATATGGATTCCCTGCAGATGTAGATCAAGAAAGTATACGGGATGCAGGAATAGATGAATATGATCCGATGCATCCTTCGCCTCCTTGGGTTGTTAATGATGCAGGACAAAACATGAAGTCTACGTATATGGATTCCGCTATGAAAGAAAAAATGTTAGAGCGATTAAGTATGACTAAAGCACATACCAAAGAACATAAAAAAGATATAGAGGAAACCCAACCTGATTTAGTGAAATTTCCTTGGTTAGCCGCTTTAGCTGCACCTTTCGTGTTGCCAGCAGTAGCAGGGGCTGTTGCTGGAAGTAAACTAAAGAAAAAATCTATTGAAAAGGATAATTATATGAGTAACGCTAAACCAATTAATAAAAAAGTAAGGGTAAGTCCTGCAGCTGGACTAACCCCCGGATCTATAGCTGCCACAGTAGTGGCTGAAAGAGTTGCTGATAAAGTTTTAGGTACAAAAGCTGTTAAAAAAATGAGAATTGAAAAAATAGCACCGGCATTAGCGGCCTTAGCAGCTAATCCAGCGGTAACTGGTCTTGCAGGTTTAGCTGCAGGGAAAATTCTTAGTACAAGAGCATCGAAAGATAATGCTAAATTTAAAAAGAGTAATATTAAAACTATTTCTAAAGATATAAAGGGTACTGAACCCGACTTAGTGAAATTTCCTTGGTTGCCTGCATTAGCTGGGTTCTCAGCAGGGAAACTCCTCAGTTCGAAAGCTTCAAAAGAGGCAGTAAAACCTAAAAGAAAGAACATTAAAACTATTTCTAAAGATACCGAAGATACTTTAGAGCTTGAGAAGTGGTTTTGGCCTGCATTAGCTGGGTTCGGAGCATCTAAATTACTTAGTTCAAAAGCCTCAAGGGAAGCAGTAAAACCTAAAAGAAAAAACATCAAAACCATCTCAAAGAAGTAACATAAGATGACCAAATTCAATTTTGGAGAATTATATGATGATTCCGTAANGGATGGNGTTATTAAACTTTTAAAAATGGAGTTTAAAAAGGAAGCTTTGCCCCCCGGAGCGGTTTATTCATCTTCAAAACCACCTCCTGAAGGTGTAAGAGAACTCCAAACTGAAGGTGGCACAAGCTATTGGATTCCCGGTCAAAAGGATACGAAAAAATCACCGGGAGAACAGACCAAGCAACTTATACAATCCCTTAAAGAACATCCTAATTATTCAAAGGAGAAGGGTGGATTTACAGGGGAAGTCTACGATGAAGCTGAAGCCTTAAATCTTGATGGTGGAGTTATTGTTAAGACTCTGGAAGATATATTAGCTGGTAAACCTCCTCTTAAGTCCTTTGCTTTGAATGTGGAGGACCAAAATCATTATGGTAGGGATGAAGATTCAGTACGTCATAGAAAGGAGATGGCTAAGCATCTTGGGGAAAAATATGGTGTTAAAATACTACCAAATCTTGCAGGAGAAGACTTCGATAAAACAATAGCAGCCGCCCATCGTCCCACTGTTAGGCAATCAGCTCGACCTGCTGCAGTACAGAAACTTCCGTGGGAAATGGCGCAAAATGAATTCGAGGTGACTGCAAAGAAAGGTAAGGCAGTGAATCCATACAAACGTTCTGGAAAAAGTCAGAGACAATTGGATGACATAGAAGACTACAGAAAAAGTAAACGTGCTTATAGATACAAAATGGACCCCCTATATGGTAGTAGTCTGCCGGGGACTACATTTTTAGGAATGGCGGAGGCCAGTGGGGCTAGTACAGAAGATATACTCCATGTTTATTCAAAGGAATATAATAATGGAGCTACTTCTGAAGATAGAGCGAGAGGGTATAAAAAATATTTAGAAGATGCTATATATGAAGGTAAGAAAGTACCAAATAAACTGCTACAGGATGTTGGTATAAGTTTCATAGATAAACTCATGTTGCGAGTTGAAGGGAAAGTGTCTTATTTATCTAATTTTAAAAATAAATTTCTTTCCTTATCACAAAACGATGTGGTGAATGATTTTGATCCGTTAATGAAAACGCTTATGGGTGTACCTTTAAAAAAATTAAACCTACCTCAGTCAGTAGCTAAGACAACAGTATTAAATGACTGGCTTAAGAATGATCCACTAAATCGAACTAAACATTTAGTTAAAGATTCATGTAACTGTGAAAATTGTTTTCAAGAAAAATCAGCGTTCATGGGTATAATAGAAAAAGATGTGGAAAATCCATTTGCGGTTGCAACAGCACAGGCTAAGAAACAGGGACATAAAGACTTCTCAGAAGGTAGTGCTGGGGCTAAAAAACGGGATGAGATTGCAGAAGCATTAAAAGAATAATTTAATATAGTTTAAGGGAAGAAGACTGAAATGAAATTTATTGGTAAATTCAGACCACAAATATTTTTAGCTATTTTAGTCTTAGGAGTTTTAGCTTATATTGGGGCTACTAATGGTATGCCTGAGATTGCTACAGGCACAATAGGTGGCGTAATAGCTTTGGGAATGAAGGTTTTAGAAAATGAATGAGGTTGTTGTTATGACATTAATGAATAACGATTGTGACTGTGTGGAAACCGGCGAATGCTTATGTACAGAAATATTATGCATATGCGATTGCGACTGTTATGACTGCTCTCAAGAAATTATATCATCTTGTATTTGTGGGAATGGTCAGTGTTTATGTGAAGAAGACGATTTAGATAAGGAGAATCTATTATGAATATAATTAGTTTAATTATTACGTTTGTTCAGTTAAATTCTGGGCAATCAGTTCAAGGTAAGAAGGTTTTAAAAGAGGGGATGGACGTTATAAAAGCTCTTGGGGCTGCGTTGAAAGATAAAAAGATTACTATGGCTGAGAAAAAAGTAATTGTAAAGGAACTAAAAGAGTTTAGTGCTAGCGCAATAAAACTTATAGACAACATCGTTATTCCGGAGTAGTTAAAAGATGAGTATTATGAGATGGCGATGGACGGCTTTAATAGTCTACTTAGTAATCTGCATATATGATTTTA